TGTTAGCGGAGGCTGCTACGCAGTTTCAGGCACAGGCTTTCAATGAATTACTGCCTTCTCGTGGCCCGGTCAAAACAGATGTCATGGGCGAAGAAACGCTGGAGAAAAAAGACCAAGCACGGCGCGTCCAACAGTTTATGAACTACTACATTACGTCCGTGATGGAGGATTACACCCCCGATATGGACCAGATGTTGTTCTATCTGCCGCTGGCAGGGAGCACTTTCAAGAAAATTTACTATGATGAGGCGATGGGCCGTTGCGTAAGCAAGTTTGTACCGGCAGAAAACCTTGTGGTGCCGTATGAAACGTCCGATTTAGACACTTGCGAGAACGTAACGCAGGTAGTTCGCATGTCTTTGAACGATCTGAAGAAAAAACAGCTTGCGGGACAGTACCGGGACATCGAAGTATTACCCGCGCAAGGCTCTATTGACGAGGTTCGTAAGGAAATTGACTACGTTGATGGGGTAGAACCCAGTAATTATGACTATGATTGCACGGTTTTAGAGGTTCATGCCAATTTAGACCTTGAAGGTTACGAAGATATAGACGAAGACGGGGAACCTACGGGCATAAAAATCCCATATATCGTGACAATATCGGAAGATAACGGCCAAATCCTGTCAATTCGTAGAAATTACGCTGAAGATGACGAATTAAAGAAGAAAATTCAATATTTTGTGCATTATAAGTTCCTTCCGGGCTTCGGTTTCTATGGCTTGGGACTCATTCACACAATTGGGGGCCTGTCACGCACGGCAACAGCGGCTTTACGGCAACTAATTGACGCAGGGACGCTCAGTAATCTGCCAGCCGGGTTCAAGGCCCGTGGCCTACGGATCAGGGACGACGATGATCCCCTTCAGCCCGGTGAATTCAGGGATGTAGACGCCCCCGGCGGTGCCATTCGCGATAGTTTGATGCCGTTGCCCTTCAAGGGACCCGATCCCACCCTGTTTCAGCTATTAGGCTTTGTGGTTCAGGCAGGACAACGGTTTGCGACCATTACCGACATGAAAATTGGTGAGGGTAATCAATCAGCGGCGGTTGGCACGACGATGGCAATGATTGAGCAAGGCTCACGAGTAATGAGTGCTGTGCATAAACGGCTGCACTACGCCATGCGAGTGGAATTTAAGATTCTGGCGCGGGTCATGGGCGAAAGCTTGCCCCCTGAGTACCCATATGCGGTTGCCGGGGCAGATCGTAGTATTATGGCAGAGGATTTTGATGACCGCATTGATGTGATTCCGGTCAGTAATCCGAATACCTTTAGTCAGGCCCAGCGGATTGCTTTAGCACAAAGTAAGTTACAGCTTGCAACGGCAGCCCCTGATTTGCATAACCTGCACGAAGTCTACCGTGATATGTACGAGGCGTTGGGGGTCACCGATATTGATCGGATTATGAAAGCGGTGCCTGACCCACGGCCCACGGACCCGGCACAAGAGAACATCAACTCGTTGAACATGCTGGAGTTAAAAGCATTTGAGGGTCAGGATCATCAGGCACACATTACCGCGCATTTGATTTTTGGTGGCACACCAATGGTGGCGAACTTACCGCCAATCGCTATACAACTACAAAAACACGTCATGGAGCATGTTAAGCTGGCGGCTCGTGAAAGAGCGGCAGTGGCGTATATGCAGAAGGTGACGGAACGCGAGGGGCAGCCAATGACCCCAGAGGAGATGTTGGAAGTCGAGTCGTTGACCGCGCAGTTTGTGGCAGAGGGTATGCAACAGGTACAGCAGTTGTCGCAACAGTTGTCAGGTGCTGGTCAACAAGGTCCCGATCCGTTGGTTGCACTGAAAGAGCAGGAATTACAGTTACGAGCGCAGCGTGATCAGGCTGATGCCCAGATCGATCAATCGAAGATTCAGCTTGATGCTGAGACCATCGCGATGCGTGATCGACAATTTAATCAGCGTTTAGATTCGCAAGAAGCGCAAACTGCGGCTAGAATAGCAGCAGCAAAAGAACGTGAACTTTTGAAACAACAAGGGCGTTAATATGGCTAGAACAGTAAAAATAGTAACGAACACCCCTACAAACCCACCTGCCGCTGTACCCTACGCGGAGATTGACGGGCAAGGTAGGATTCCTTATGGCACCGCAAAAGAGGTAGCGGTCCCCAAAGGTTTGAAGAAAATGACCGCTCGTGGTATGGGCGCTGCCGTAAAAGGTGGTGGCTACATGGGGTATTCGTAAGGTTTTTCTATGAGATATCCTGTGATGATGCAAGAGGGAGGACCTGCTTCGTACGGTGCAGATTTCAGAGGAACGGGTAGAAAACGAGAGGACGAGTATCGTCGGTCCTTAGAAATGTCGGACAGAAAAGCGGCAGACCCCGAACAATCAGATCCGGTAAACAGTGACCAAAACGAACGTTTCATACCGTCTATTTTTGGACCCGCACAATCCGTTCCCACAACGGCTGCACAAGGTGTTGGCTCTTTATTAGACTCAGAAAATTACAAACGTTTCAACCCAAGGGCAAGCGATCCTTTCCAAGGGATGAGAACAAAAATAATCTCTGGGCCGTTTGGTGATATGGAAGTTCCCGTCACTTATGAAGGAAATACTTACGGTGGTTCTGGTTCTACCTTTGATGCTCAAGGCAACGTGTCAGGGACTATGCCGATTCAACCGGAGACTTTTGTTCCTGTGGATGATCCTTATGCACGGGCGGATGATGATAAGCTGCCCTCTATATTTGGAACCACTGGAACCACTGGCACTACCGTGCCCCTTAATATGCTGCCCGGAGGGATGTTTCAAGCGCCTCCGATGCAAAGCTCTCCACCCGTGCAAACCGCTCCTTTACCCGCCAGTGAAATTTATCCAAACGTCATCACCCCTGTAGAACGAGATCCAGTGTTCCCATCTTATGATGATCCGGTGGTTGTTAATAACCCTTTTGTCGGACCAGTTAATGGGATTCAGGCTCCGCCAACCAGTCCTTTTCAAAACGACATGGTTTCGATTCTGCCCATGCCCGTGCCCGATGCTCCTTCACCACCTGTTTACGAGCCGTACCTTCGTGATAGGACGCGAGTTCCTTTTCAACAAGGCATTGGTTCCTTCGTTCGCTAATGGCTAAAGAAAAAGACCCAAGGCTAAAACGAGCAGGGGTGACAGGGTACAACAAGCCGAAACGTACTCCTAATCATCCGAAGAAAAGTCACGTTGTTGTGGCAAAAGTGGGAGATAAAGTCAAAACCATTCGTTTTGGTCAACAGGGTGTGCGAGGAGCGGGTAAGAACCCGAAGTCAAAAAAAGATAAGGCAAGACGGAAATCATACTACGCAAGGCACAACGCTCAAGATCCAAACCCATCAAAGCTTTCGGCACGGTACTGGTCGCATAAGGTTAAATGGTGATTGCAGATGCCGACAGTAGATGAAGCAATTGTTCGTATCGAAAGCCATGAAAAAGAGTGTTTACTACGATACAAAAATATTGAGCAGCGGTTGGAGTCCGGATCAAAAAAGTTTGATAAATTAGAACTGATGTTGTGGGGCGTTTACCCTTTTATTATTACCGTTGTTGCTGTTTTCAAATGGATGTAACTTACGATGGCAAAAAAACTACAACCGACAAGTAAGTACGCGAAATATGATCTTGATGGCGATGGAGAGGTGACCGACCAAGAGCTAGAGCGTCACCAACAGCTTGTAGAACTGGAGTTACGCGAGGAAAAGGCAGACAGTCAAAAGCAAATGGCTTGGGTTGCCATGATAAGCATGGTGTTATTTTCTGCTTTTTTGATGCTACCAGCTATGCCTGATTCGAGGGTACAAGCTCTTTCTGATTTACTAGGTCTGTTCTATATTGCACAGGCTTCAATCGTGGCTGCTTATTTTGGAGCCACGGCTTTTATGAGTAGACGATAAGGAACCTGCTATGTTGGACAAGCTGATTGGCCCCGTCACCGGGTTGTTGGACAAGTTTGTAGAAGATAAAGACCAGAAAAACGCTTTGGCCCATGAAATCGCAACGATGGCGGAAAAACAGGCGCATGACGTTGCTTTGGCTCAAATAGAGGTGAACAAGCTTGAGGCGCAAGGCAACTGGTTCCAGTCGTCTTGGAGGCCCTTGGTCGGGTGGGTTTGTGCAATTTCTTTCGGTTGGCACTTTTTCTTTCAACCCTTGTTAATTTTTATTTTGACTTATGTCGGTCAGGAAATACCGGATCTACCAGACTTTGACATGTCTTCCCTGCTTACCGTGTTAGGGGGACTTTTAGGACTTGGGTCGTTACGCAGTTTTGAAAAGTATAAAGGAGTGTCGAAATAACATGTTGCAATGGTTTAAAAATATAGGTTTGAAATTGTTTCCAAAGAAAGAGTTTGATTTAGTTCGTGCCAGAGATGAAGAAGGTCGCTTTGTGGCAGATGACAAGTCCACTCCTGATGTTAACGAAGCATATGTCAAAGTTCCACGTGAAACATCTGAGAAAAAATGAAGAAAGTGTGGTAGCCTTTATCTTATATTTTTTGGAGATGGGATGAAAACCAGTGCAGAAGGGATTGCTCTTATTAAAAAATTTGAGGGGTGTGAACTCACGGCTTATCAGTGCAGCGCGTCCGTATGGACGATTGGTTTTGGACACACTTCGGGTGTGGAAGAAGGACATACCTGCACACAGGACGAAGCTGAGAGTTTTTTACGGGACGATCTTGAAGAGTTTGAAAGCACAATTACAAAGCTTGTCAACGTATCTCTTAAACAAAACGAGTTCGATGCGCTCGTTTCTTGGGTCTACAATCTTGGTGGAACTAACTTACGGGAGTCTACTTTGCTTCAGCGTATTAACGATGATAGTGATAGTAGTAGGGCTGATATTCCTCATCAAATAAAACGTTGGAACCGTGCGGGAGGCAAAGTTTTGGATGGTTTGGTGCGAAGAAGAGAGGCTGAAGCCTTGTTGTGGCAAGGAGAGGATTGGACCGCCGTATAAGTTATTGTACATATAAGATTTGATCAGATAAAATCTGATGATCCAAGATTATATGTGTAAATATAAGAATGAATGAGATAGATGTGGCTTCGGCAGTTTTTTCAATTACGAGAGAACGTAGGCAAGCCGTGATTGACTTGTTAATTTACGGAAACGTAAAATCTATGGAGCAATATCGTGAGCTTATGGGCAATTTAGAGGCCCTAAATCATGTGGATCAGGAGTTAAAAGCCCTGCTAGAAAAACAGGAGCAAGACCATGAGTAAGTCAGAAATAGACCTTTCTGCGGCCCCTAACGCAAACTTTCAAATACAAAGTCAAGCACAGACGTTAGAGGACGCTTATCAGGAAAAACCTTACCTGAGACCCGAAAACATAGGCGAAACTTTACTAGAAAGACTACCTTCACCAACGGGTTGGAGAATATTGATTCTCCCGTACAGAGGGGTGGGTAGAACATCTGGAGGCATTGCCTTACCCAAAGAATCGGTGGAACAACAACATGTATCTACGCAAGTAGGCTATGTTTTGAAAGTCGGTGATTTAGCTTACAAAGATCCGGAAAAGTTCCCTGTGGGGCCGTGGTGTAAAGAAAAAGATTGGGTGATGTTTGCCCGTTATGCTGGTTCACGGTTTTCTATTGACGGTGGAGAGGTAAGAATTTTGAACGATGATGAGATTCTTGCAAGGATCTCAGACCCAGAAGATGTCAAACATTATTAGAGGTGACTTATGAGTGTTGAAAATGCAAACCAACAAGTAGAGCTTGAATTAGATGACAAGGAAGCCGTTGTGGAGGTTGAAGAAACCATTACGGACAGTGAAGAAGGTGTAGAAGAAACAACAGAAGACCAATTTGATAAAGCAGATTCGGCAACACAAAAACGCATTAACCGTTTGACCAAAAAAATGCGGGAGGCGGAGAGACGCGAAACAGAAGCCCTTAATTACGCGAAACAAGTGCAAGAAGAATCGCAGCAAATTAAAACTCGTATGAACAACTTAGATTCACATTATGTGAACGAGTTTAGTGAGCGGGTTACTACCCAACAAAAACAAGCCGAAGACGCTATGCAACGGGCAATGGATGTTGGCGATACAAAAGCTGCGGTAGAGGCGCAACGGCAATTAACAGAATTAGCAATACAAAATGATCGTGCTCAACAAGCCAAAGTGCAGCAGGAAAGATACCAACAACAGCTAGAGGCGCAACAACAAGCCCAGCTAAATCAACCCATGCCCCAGCAACAACCACAACCAAAAAGACCGGACCCAAAAGCAGAACAGTGGGCAGTGAAAAACGAGTGGTTTGGACAAGATGAAGCCATGACCTATGCGGCTTTTGGAATCCACAAAAAATTAGTTGAAGAAGAAGGGTTTGACCCGCAATCGGATGATTACTATAATGAGTTGGATCGGAGAGTCACAGAAGAGTTTCCGCACAAATTTGAAA